TAATTGTTGTACCATGCCCTGTAATTGTTGTATTTCTCCAGTTCTCTGTAAAATTCCTTCTTTATCAAATATTTCTGGATTTTTCTTCAAAACTTCCTCCCTATCTACAATACCCAACTGAAACGCTTCCAAATAGACATTATATTCAGCCCATTTACTTGTTGGCAATGTAGAACCGGGAGCTATAGTTACATCATGCTGATTAACATTATATTTATCTTTAGCTATATCCATCAGTGTACCGCTAACATCATCATACAAATTAACAGTAACCTCTGACAAATCATTATTTGGCTGAGCAAGTCTAAACATTTTCTGATATGAGTAATGACTTTTACCTAGACCATACATTACTCTTCCTAATCTGCTAATACCAAATTCAATATCTCTTAATTTAGATTTAGGCCTTTCAGCCCCAAGAGATACCATTTTTTCAGTACCGCGTACAGTATCAGGAGCCTCCTCAGAAAAACCATGCATCAACTCTGGAAGCCCAAATGTAAAATCAATATAATGTTCAGCAGTCTGTATAAGTCTGTAAAATTCAGCCGCCAATGGAGTCGGAGATGGATAATGCGGTTCTCCCTGTGAACTATCTACTTCTATAACAGCATTAGGATTAGCCCAGTCACGTTCTAAATCACCTATATTCTCTACACTGCCAAGAGGAACTAATAATTTCAACCCTGCTGAAGCCTGCGCATGCGATATAGCCAATGACCAAAGTTTATTAAGCAATCTCTGCATTGGCCTAGCTCTGGAAACATCAGAACGCGGATACGGAGTTCCAGTATATACATTGGGAAGAGGTATAATAGGATATATTTCAATATTAAGTATTGATTCATATAATACTATTTCACCGACAGAAGCTATAACTCCAACCCTATTCTGCAATACTTCTGCATATTCCATCAATCCACTTTCAAATACATCAGGATTTTCAGACAAAAACAGCTGAAACTCTGGCTCGCTCAATACCTGCTCTTCCTGAGTACGCACATCAACTATACGATAAAAAGGAACCTTAGTCTTATAAAATCTCTCTAATATCTGATAATACTCTGATTCTCCATAATCCAAATCCCTAGAAGCGTCAGGGTATACTGTATAAACACTATTCTTATTTTGAGCTGAAGGATAATCCTCATCAAAATGTGTAGATATATCCTTTATCAGACCCTCAGTCATTTCTCCCGTTTCAGGGTCTAACTGCGGCCCTAATTCAGGGTAGAGGCGAAGTACCTGTTCTTCGGTGAGTATAGTAGACAATATGATACTGTCAGCATCATCAAAAAACCTGTCCCTAGAAGAAGGAGGAACATATACGCGAAATGGATTCACACTTGTGAACTTGATATCGCCCCTACCGAAATCTGATTCACTATCAAGATAAGCATACAAATAACCTAGCCCAGTAACAGCATAATCATGTATTGCCTGCTTCATATGCATATCACCGCTAGACAATTCCCAGCAATAACCAAGTATAACACGCCAAATCTTAGATAACTTAGCGTCTGAATCTTCCCTTGGTATAACTGTAAACGCAGGAGGTGTAGCTGTAATTATACTTTTCAGCTTCTCAACAGCAGGGCCAATCCTGTCCATAGGAACAGCAGCCTGATTAACTGAAGAAAGGTCATCTGACTCATTAGTTGTATAATGATTTCCAGAATAGAAATCAATATCTGAACGAGCTTCAGTATCCCAAGATGAACGCGCATCTCGCCAGCGCTGCCATAGTTCCTGACTCTTTTCAGCTCTAGGGTCTGTTTTTAGGTTAGGCATACCGCCCCAAAGTTAAATATTAAAATACTTACTGTCAAGACATTCTTAGTCCGGTCATCCAATTATATACTTTTCCTCCTATCGCCTTCTTTTTGCTACTGCTTTTATATTCATTTTTCTTCATTCTAGAACTTGATGGCGCCTTAGCATAATAATCAGCGTAATATAATCCATCCATTAAATCATCATGACGAGGAAATGGATGTTCAAAGAACTCATCAACCAGCTCAGTCATACTACGCCTTATATACAGCTTCTTTGAATTTACTATCGGCCCAAGCGTAGTTTCCAACCTATCTTCCTTCTTTATACCTCCCGGCGGCTTAACACCCTTAAATATACCCGGAATCAATCTTTTATCGCTATGTGCTAATCTTGTAACCATATCTCTCACCATTTCCTGAGCCGCCACTGTTTCTATAGTAGCTCTTCTTATTGGTGAATATTTATTAGCCATATCTATAATTATCTGCGGTAAATCAAATGTTGGTATACGTTCACGAAAATATTCTAGTACATAACGATTTTTCTCACTATCTATACCCATAACCATAATTACCTGAAAATCTGATGTATTTGTAGCTGTAGCAGCAATATCAACACCAATATAAACATTAACTGGTATCATCTCATCGCCTGCAATTAAATAAGCCATTCTATCAATTGACTTAAATTCATGAGCATGATATTGTATTCTATCTATCTTGAACGCTGCTGTTGATACATCGCGAGCATCGTTCATATATTCCTGAGCAAACTTATTAACTAAGCCAGCTTCAATAAACTCTTTCTTCTTGGCAGTAAGCTTTTCCTTAGAAAACTGTTCAGGCCAAATAGGCTTATCATCTTCTATAGCCCTATAAAAAGTAACATCCCATGGATATTTCCTGCCGTTCTCAGTGGCCTCATTAAAACCATCAAGAATCATCTGTAAGAAACTATCAAAATGAACAATAGTTCCACATAACCATATCCAACCCTCTTTTCCCGGCGATTCCTCTAATGCAGGATATATAGTAGATACTACCCATTTCTTAATTTCTGAACGTCTTTCAGGTGTTTTAGTATTTAATTCAGATTCAAAGTCATCAAGTATAATTCCAGTATAACGTACATCAAGCTCTGAACGACCACGCAAGCGCTGTGAAGTGCCCTTTGCTATCATTCTATCTCCCTTGGCAGTAACAATATCCTTTTCAGTCCATCTATTGCCATGTACATCTCCGCCCATTTCACCAAAATAATACTTTATAAACTTATTTACTTCTAAATGAGTCTTAACATACTTCAAATGGTCAATAGCCTGTCCCTGCTCTTCAGCAATCCAAGCTATAAACTGCTGCTCAGACTTAGCACTAAACAACATTTTATGTAAAATAGCAGCTTTTGACAATATTGACTTGCCAAAACCACGTGGCAGTATATTACATATCCTAGCTCCGGGCTTAGTGCTAATTAGTTTATTAGCTACTTCTGTATGAAATTCAGGGGAAGCACTCTTATTCAGGAAGTCCTTCGGCAGAAAAGCCCTGCCAAAGTATATTAAGTCAGAATATGAATTAGCCAATACCTCATCGGCATGCTTCATTTCTGATGGAGATGGGTTTATATTAAAATTATCGACCTTACCCAACTTATAATCCTATATATACTATAATACAGCGGTACTGTTATCTCTTCTATCACTGGTGTCAGGAAAATCATTACTATCAATAGTTTCATTATCTCGCTCCTTTTTATCAATAACTTCAATATCAAGCCAATCTTCAAACCAACTTTCTATCATGACAGGCCTACTACGTTATTTATTTTACTAGTATTGGCAAATATTAATATATCGCCAGAACCATATACTGAATGACAGAATCTACAATAATAACTCCTAGGTTCTCCATTTTCTTCAAATATTACCATCTTATCATTATCATCTAAACTGCGCTCACATACTACACAATCATCAATATCAGTATCCACCACAGGCATACTATCTATTGATACGTCACTAAAACCATCTTTAAGCAGAGTCTTTTTCTCCATGGGATATCAATTTAACGCTAGCCCCTCCAAGCTGGGCCAGCTTTTCTTTAGAAAAACCTTCAAATACTGCGAGAGACTCTGTCTTCTTCTCTTTTGGAAACATACCAGCTATTTTCATAAGCATCTCAAGAGCCCTCAACCTATCTGAGTCCCTAGCGCTTTCTTTATCAACTATCGTTTTTGCTGTCTCAAGCAGATAATCCTCATCTATACCGGCCTTAAGCATAGATTTCTTTATTTCTTCACTAACCAATTTACTAACCCTTTCTGTTTTTAACAATACTGTAGCCTGATTTTTAGCATATACTTCCTTTTCTGTAGGATATACCTTTAAATAGGCGTCAGTAGGATTCATGCCGCTAGCAACGTACTTAGCAAATAAACGCTCTCTTTTAGTTAAATTAGGCTTATTCAACCTATGTACAGCACTATTTTCATTACTTGACAGGCTATATATGTTTTTAGGAGGTACGCCAGTCATAAGGTGTTTACGCTCACTATGTCGTGTACCAAGTATTGTAGTAACCAATTCTCCTCCACTTTTCATAGATAAACGTTTTATAATGCGGCATACCTGTCCATCGTCAGTCAAAGTCCAACTTTCAGTTGGAGCATTACGCCAATTATCATATACATAGTCATCAGGAAATAGTTCCCGAAACTCATCCATGTCCTCAAACACAGGTTCCTGATTACCTTTCACTAATTTATACCGCGCCACTCCCGACCTTATTATTTCTTATTTCTTAGCTTTTTAAGCATTTTTCCTCCGGACGCGGCTTTATTGCCATCTATCTGCTTGCCCCATAAAAATGTTTTACCATTTACTATATCAACAACCTCAAGACGGAAATCTCCATTTAAAAACCAATCTGCAACACCAAATGCATGAGCCCAGTTAACCTGACGGTTATTAAGCCACATATTAGTTTCCTTGGACATATCTTTAAGACAACCCATAGAAAAAGCATGATGAGCACCGTCTACATGGGTAACACCAGCACGCTGTACATCATGAGTATGTCCATATACTATATTTTTACCTAAATTCATCGTATGCTGCCTAGTATGGTTAATTGTTGAGTAATGACCACCATGATAGAAGTACAATTTACCTATACGCATCAATTTTCCATAAGGATAGTACTTATATCCCCTACTTTCAAGACTCATCACGTTTTTATACTTATATTTATGTAAATACGGATATTCCTCAACAAACATATTTAACCAATTATCATGATTCCCCTCAATCATATGCTTTTCTTCGCATTTTACCTTTTTTAGCGCCTTATCGAACAAATCAAGACCAGCATTTACTTGAGCAGCCTCTATATCTAGGTCTTCAATAACGTATTCAAGAGGGGGACGGCGGCGTCTTTTGTACTTGAACGGTGAAACGCTCTTCCACTCACCCAAATCGCCCAAACAGACGAATATATTAGGCTTTACTATGGAAATAGCCTTCAATACGCAGTTCACAGCAGAATCATCCTGCAATGGAAAATGTACATCAGGTATGATTATAGCCCTGCGTCTACTATTTTTATTTCTTTTTGTCATTTTTCCTACTATATAATATTATTTTATCTGATTTACGGGACATTTCAGTGGCAACATCATCTCTAAGCATGCCAATTGCTATTTTCCCGCCTTTCTCTTTAAATTCTTCAGCTCCCTTACCCATTGCTTCTACGACAACCAAGTGGCGTAAGTTGCAATCACAGCACCATAAGTAAAAATGTGCTTCAGCATCAACCGCAAACGCTTCATCATCAAATGTTCTAATGTTCATTTACTATACCCGGTATGACTATTTGCTCAAAATACTGGCAATCATGCGCTCTACACGGTTTATCAGCATATTCTTTGTCAATTCTCTGATATATAGTACCGTCTACACGTTTCATCATAGCGCCTACGCATATAGTATTTACCCAGTTACAACAATGTTGCTTGGCCTGTGTCAACTTTTTCTTCTTGTCAGCTTCATACACAAGGCAAGTTAAGCAAAAATAATGAAAATGTCAAATTCATGGATTTCTATTATATAAGCGTACTATATATATTATATATATAAGCGCTATACTATATACTATTTCTACTATATACTATACTATTACTTATACGCTACAAAAACTGGAAAAAATTTTATATCATATTTTTTGGTGGTAAAAGCGCTGATTTTAAGGAAAATGCGAAAAATAGGTGTACTATGTGTGTGGGTCTTTTATGTGCCCCCATACCCGGTCGTTTGGTTTTCGAGTTGTAGGGAATTTAGTTGAAAATTAATTATACATAATATATATTCTATGACATTCACTTATAATTACTTCAATTTGTTATATAAAAAGCAATGCTTAATTTTATCTGCCATTGTCATTTTACTGTTAATATTACTTGTTTAGTAACTTAGCAAGTGATAATATCTGTTAATGTCAATCAATAAAACAAACAATAAAACAAAGGAAAACAGATGAGTATAATAAAATACACCAATGCAATGGTGTCTCAAGTTAAGTTAATCTTCATGGTTACCAATAGTAATGGTGAACAAGAGCTAGACCAAGTGAAATTCGATACTTGGAAGGCTGAACAAGAAGCTCAAGGCAATACGTTTCCAACTGGCAAACGTGGCAAGGTAGTAGATACAAAGGAACTAACCAGTATGAAGGAAGCTATCTATGCATCACTAAAGAAACTTCCTCATGTTGCTACATCTGGCAAGAAAGGATATATCTACGACGATATAGGGCAATTAGTAGAAGCTCAACTATTATTAAGAGTAATAGAACCTGATAAAGCAGGTGTATCTAAGGAAAGATTCGAGAATATAAGTAGAGCTACCAAGAAAGGAATGGATAAAACTACACCTAAGAAGAAGAAGTAATATATATAACAAACTTCTTTTCCTATTAAAAGGCTATTCATATATTTGGATAGCCTTTTTTTATGAAACATATACAAGATACACATACTTTACACTCTCAAATCCTCGGAATCAATGAATAGCATTAAATTATTACTAAAACAAGACTATTTAACAGTAATTACACGTGGAAACAGTAAGCAAGGTATTATCTATAAAAGAACAGTTCCATCGCAGTATTGTATAGCGAATGAAACCATAAAAGATATATTAAAAGTACTGCGTGACACTACAAATATAAGCGTAG